AAACGCTCGAGATCGTTAAAAACTTTGTCGTAGGCTTTGCGATTAAACTGAATAGCCATTTTAATTTACCTTTATTACTTTGCATACTCAATATGGGCACCGTTTTCTCCATCTTCACTTACGTCAATATGGACTTCACGGCCTGGGTGTTTAGCAATGATCTGATTGTATAGATCATCACAAATCATTTCACAACTCTTATAATCTAGTTCAAGGGTCTTCTCCTCATACAGTTTTTCTAACCAACGTTTAAATTGAATAAACTCAATATCTCTGTCGTTGTGTGTTACAGTGATACCGACCTTAAAATGGAATATGTGTCTGTGGGGATAACCCAAAAACGAAACATCATATTCATCTCCTGTTGCTAGACTGGGATCATCCAGTGCCGCAGGATACTTGTGGATACCTTCCTTACGGAACGTAACCCAAATCATTCTCTTTGCCGTATTCATAATACGTCTGTGATTGTCTTCTGCCATTGCTTCTTTCATCATTTCATCAGTTATGCTCATAGTATAGCACCTTTCTTGTTAGTTGTCATCCACAATCTTATCATTTTTATAATCATTCCATTCCGTAAATTTGGAACGATCCATCAAGTCATGTAGGCTGTGGCACCATACACCTGGATTGGTTGCTTCAAAATCCTTGTCATCGATCTTAAGCATTGTGTTATAGTTCCACTGTTTTATGTATGGAACTGGAACCCTGATCTGCGGAATGAACCTATCATACTCAACCAACGGGCCTTCAAGGAATTCCTCGGCAGCATTGAGTGGAATGTCCAAACTACAATGATAGCCTTCTTCAAGAAAAGGTTGGATCATTTTATCCCATTCGTTATAATAATCATATGCTGTTTTTGGACTAGCCTTAGGATCGAAACTATGATTAGCACCAAAGAAGATGTGTTCTTCTTCGTCTAGTTGTTCTCTTATAATGCTTGGATCATTCAACCCTGTAACGAACAGAGTTTTCATTCCATACGCAGGAGTTTTTTCTACTTCAACGCCCTTGAAATATATAACGTTCTCGGCACTTCCAGTTTCGTAATCGCGTTTCATTCACTGTGTTCCTTTTCCAGTTTTTCGATTTGGTCCTTCATTTTAAGTCGATCTCTCTTCATTTCGGAAATTTGTTCATCGGCAAATTTGCCAGTCTTTTCCATAGTATCGATCTTCTTATTTAGGTATTGATGCGTTTCCTTTAACCAGTTCAGTCTTTGAGTATAGTCACCCATATCAAGCCTCCTGTAGTTGTTGCTCCAATTTGTCCAATTCGCCATCTTCTCGATCATCTGCCCAAGGCGTTTTTTCTTCTCCATCTTCGTCTACCTCCACGAACATCCTGTTAAATTCGTTAGTAACACCACCACGCAATCTTGCACCTTCGAGATCCTTAAGGAAACTGTCCGCTTCCTTGATCATTGCAAATGCCTCATCCTTGGTCTTGCACTCAAACAGTTCTTCTACGAATCTGTCAAAGTATAGGATGTTACGTGGCACCCAGTCAGAGTATTCATCACTCTTGTCCGCTTCCTTGACCTTTCTCCAACGTCTCCAGTCTGGTCGATCCTTGGCTAATTCAATATCTGTTAGGTTGTTTGCACGTTGCACAGCAACAATGTGTTGATAAACATTGTGTGCCATCATAAGTGCATAACCAAAACTATCCCAAGATGTCTTGCCTTCCTTGCCTATCTTGTTAAGCATTCCTGGAGCATAGTGGCATATGTCCGCGATGCTAAGGCGTCTTCCAATTTCGCTTTCGAACGGGAAAGGAATATCGTGCCGTTTGGCAAGACTCTTATTATCAGGGGCCTTGTCCATAATAACTGACCAACGTTTAGAAGTGTGTTGGCTGTTAGTATACACCAACCCGTGTGCTGTAGCGATGAAAGGACTTGCGCAGTCGAAACTGATTGTAAAGTTTTCATTGATGTGTTTACGAACCTGTCGTTGAATTGAAGTTAGATAACAAGACCAATCAAGTTGTGCCGTGCCCAGGAAGTGCATCCAGTCCTTGCCTTCCAGCATGCCATCAAACTTCATGGTCATCAATCTACGTAGCGTAATAGGCATCTTGCACATGTTAGCACCACCCATTGCCCAACCTTCGCAGGCTTTGTCCTTCCATATTTTAGGATCGGAGAATTCTTTCACACCTTCATACCACTTCTCAGCAGTATCCCAGTCTGAACCCTGTAATACGTTTAGGAATTTAGTAGCACCTAATCTGCGTTCTAGCCAATACTTATTGTTAAATCTAGTCTTGTCCAAACAGTCCTCAAAACTCTTTAGTCCTGTCTTGGGTGAGTGAATATGATCACAAGCCCAAGTCGGAACGTCAAGTAGCATCGACCAATCTGCTGTTAGTTCAAGCCAGTTAAGAATATCATCTCTAACTTTATTAGCAGCCGCACCTTCAAAGTTTAGCCAATCAAACTTAAGAACACCTTTACCAACCTGATAACCACCTGAGTCACCAAGTATCATAGTCTTGCCTCTATCTCGACTCTGCACCATAGCATCCTGATCCATTGTCTTATCAAGATTTAATTGTGCGTGTCCTGCTGAATACAAACCATACTTGTATGTAAAGTATCCTTCTTCTTCATTTAAAAAGTTCATACCCTCGATGCCGCGATCAAAACCCTGCGGAATACGATCCTTTGGAACGAACTCTTCCTTACGTTGTTTAGCAATATAAGTGCTGAAGAAAGAACTAATAGCAGGCAAATAGACTGCATAGTCTTTCTGTAGTGGTGTTAAGTTGACTGGTTTTTTCATAACTTTATTTAGGCCGCCTGTGCTGGAATGATATATTTGTAATTTGCCAATCCAGAGTCTAGTGTAATCTGAATAGCCCCTTCGTTTGAAATACTCATCTTGGTGTTATTCACATCAGCAATTTTTAGAATTGCGAGGATGCTTGCAACTGGCCAAGTCCAACCACGATCCAACTTACCCTCAACATCAGTAGCAAAAATAAATTCACCGCCATGCGTTGAAGCATCTCCAAAGATAAATTTAAGATTTCCATCTTCAGTCTTTGCTAAGAACGTAGGATGTTCTGGATTAGCACCAGCCTGGAAATTAAAACGCTGGACACCTGCTAGTGTAGGAACAACTTCTACATCCCAATTAACACCACGGAACTTAACAGTCTTCATCTTCTCGTTAATAATTTCCATATTCATGAAACGATAATCATTCTTGAAGTCACTATCCTTGTTTTCAAAGTGAATACCTACAGGAATAGTTTCTCCGTTTCTTTCAGCAGTTGTAATGCTAATCTTAGCATCATCCTTGTATTCACTACCATCTAGCAAATACTTTAGTTTTTGTAGTTGTGGCATACCAAACGTGCCAATCATATCCGGATATGGATTGTGTGTGTCTGCTTCCATAATAACTGATCTATCATCAGCCATGGAAAACATCGCAGTCTTATCTTCTTCACCGGTCACCTTCACAGTAGTTAGAAATCCTAAGTTCTGTGTGTGACCAACGATATCTTGTAAAATGTCTTTCATTGAATTCTCCTATACACTTACATTATATTTAGGTTTTGTATAAAACACAAGTATTTTTTTACTCAAAATCAAATAATTTATTAAAGTTATTATCATTACGAGTTTGACTAATGTCCCATTCCAATACACCAATTAAGTTTCCGAGTTTTTCGTCGATTACTGTATTTTCCATAGTTGCATCATCGAAAGGTAACTCCTTAAACCATTCCGGTAGTCTAAGTTCATCTACCGGATATGCAACTGATGTATACCCCATTGGGTTATCCTTTACCTTACAGACAATGACTTTTGCACCATCCGTAATATTCATTGAATACTTGTCGCCATGCATACGCTTGAGTGTATTCCAGTTGATACTTGCTCTCACGTGTCCGGGCATATTTGCCTTGCCCTGTTTCTTTTCCTTGGCTTCGTATTCAGTAATCTTGTTTGCACGTTTGGGTGAACCTTTTTCCCAGCCTGGTCGTGCCTTAAATTCAGTTCTAAATTCTGTGATGTAGTCAAGAACACGTTCCTTTTCCTGTCCTTCCAACACCATTTCCAAGACATTCTTTAGAAAGTCCTGGATGACAACCGGAGTATCCGAACGCTTGAGATCAAGCCCCATTGCTTTTATCTTTCCGCTCTTTCCTTCTGTATCAGTTCTAAAACCCTCGATATCATAATAAAGAACTGCGTATCTTTTCTTTGTGATGAAGAGTCCTTTGCTCGCAACAATTTCACGTGCTGCCGCAATTACTTCTGAACGCTTCTTAGGACAATGGAATGCCCGTGACATAAATTTTCCGAAAGAGTCATTGGTTGTTTCACCGATAGTATCATACAGTTCGATGACACTATCCTTTGTCCAAGGAATAGTTCCTGCTTCGATGTCCTTCTTAAGTGTGCTGTATGCACTAAAGTATGTGGAGTCAGTATCACCATAGACGATAGCCTTACCTGTGTGATCATACTCGCCTGTAACTATTTCATTAATCTTAGCAGCCATGTGCTTGGTAATGCTACGACCTGTTAGTGTAACTGACTGACCAATTCTATTGTCAAAGAATCTACAACCAGGATTTAGGATTGCTCCATACAAACTGTTAAGCAAAATTTTCTTAACCAACTGTCGCTTTGCCCAGTATTCTTCTTCGATCTTATTGCCTGCGTTCTGGCTTTCCTTCTGTTTAGCCTGCATCTCTTTACGTTCCTTATACCAACGTGCGAGCAAGCCAGGTATTACACCTTCCTTTTCATATGTAAAAATAGTTCCATTAGCACTAAGCATCCATGGCTGGTTGCTTTCATAAATCAAATCATAAATCTGTGCGGAACTTAGAGTATCATTATCACCGTTCTCCCAGTCAATTGTGATCTGCCTGCCTATTTCCTTTTCCATTACGCTTGAATATTCCACACTACCAAACATGCCTTCCCAAGCAGCCGCAAATGATTTACCCTTGGCCATCTGTGTTTCAATGTGTGCTTTCGTTCCATCCTGTCTTAGTTGTCCTACTACGGTTTCCGGACCCATGTTTAATGCACGAATCACGGAAGGATACAGCGAGTTCAAGTCAACTGACCCAATCCATTCATGAATACCTTTCTTAGGATATGCAACATACGCACCTGCTGCAGGTTCACTGCCAGGTTCACGCTTCACTCTGTTAGGAACTATCATGCCACGTCGATGTGCTTCATTAATGATGCCTTGCTCCGTAACAGCAACAGCACCCATTGTGGTTTGTATAAGCACAGTATTTTCGTGTGCAATGGTGTTTGCAAGGTCAATAAACTTTAGTTTCTTGTCCAGTTTATCAAGCAGTGCAGTATCCTGCCTGTTGTATTCAATGAACGTTCTAAAGTCATTGTTGTATAGTGCATCAAGACTTCCTTCATACACAGTTTTCTTTTCGCCTACTTCTAGTTCGCCAATAGCATCTAGTCGATATGTGTGTCTTTCTTCATAGTTGTATTTTCTGTAAAGTTCCAAACTATCCACATGCACACGACCAACTAGATCATATGTTGTAGATTCCTTACCAAACTTTTCATATGTTCTTTTCTTAGGATATTGATCCCACAAGCACAAACGTCTTGTATCTTCTTTGCTTAAAACTTTAATAATACGGTTAACAGTATAAGGCATATCATAACCTTCACTGTTCCAGCCACTCAACACATCAGCATCCTGTATCAAGTCAAGAAATGCATCCAGCATGTCCGCTTCGTTATCATAGAGTATGGTGTTTGGAATACCTTCAATGGCCTTTTGTGCTTCTGCCATTGATAGTGTCTTGGGTGGAATCGCTAAACAGATTAGTTCTTCCATCCACTGCAAATGAACTGCGATTGAAGTGATTGGCATGAATGCATCCTCAGGTGATGCGTATCCACGCTCCGGATCGAAATCAACCTCAATATCCCAAAACGCAACATTCAGTTTTGGTGCATCTACATTTAGATAGTTGTCCTCAAGACAACGATAGATAGGATTAATATCGCTTTCGTATAATTTCTTGTTGGAATGTATCGCAAGTTCCTTGCGAAGTTCTTTAATATTCTTTGCACTTACTCGCTGTAGTGCTTCGCCATAGATTGATTGGTGCTTTCCTCTTGGGTCTTTATAATAGAATATGTGTCGGGGTTGATATTCTGTGAAACTTCTTTTGCCGTTCTTTCTTTCCACAATGCGGATAATATCTTCACCGCGATCATAGAACGCATCTATATAACTCATCTTTTCTCCTTACATGCCATTTTCGGCTGGCAAATACCAAACAGTCCCTTAGTGGCGGACAACACCTTCTTCATATTATATATCCTTGCAACTCATCATGCAAGATAAAACAGGGCGATTCCGCCCAAACCTACTAGAGTCAAAACGCCATTGGTAACGATGAGTGCAGGCTCCTTCCACATGAATGAAACTATCAACCAAACTACACCACCCGCGGCCAACAGTGCTGGTCCAAGTGGATACAAATTAGGAAACGTTGCATTAACAAATGTTCCTATGATTAGTATAACGGTTGCTGTCCATTTAAGTATCGAGTCTGTCTTCATCTGTTGCCTCAGTTTCATCTTCTACAATCTCAGTTGGTTTTAACATTGGAATGCCTGTTCTATCAAACCATCTACCATCGTCAGTGACGAAGCAGTGTGATTTGAAATTGTTTCCGTCTATTCCCTTTAGGATAAGTTGCTTCTTATGTATCTTTCCTTTATAAGTCGAATAATCTGCCTGTATCAATCTAACATTACCACCACTGGCTGGTGATCCATAAATTCTATCAGCAGGCTCTCCGTTCATACCAATATGATTGGAAACAATGGTGTAATTTGTATTATCTTCCATTGCGCCTATCGATAACTTTCTTAATGTGCATTAGGTTTTTAGGAACTTTCCAACCAAAAACTGATGCTAGATTAACACCACTGCTTTCGTATTGTAATTCCTTAGCACCTCTTTTCATACCAAATCCGTGGCCTCCCTTGGTTTTTGTGTGACGCTTGGGATCGTATTGTGTTTCTTCTTTCACTTTTCTATAATTCTTTCTGTTTCTAGGCATTGTGTATATAATAACACCTTTGAAGATGTTTGTCAAGAGTTTTTTAACATAATTTGGTTGCCTATTACCATAGCATCTATCGGGCTATTTTTAAACACTTCTATAGCATCATTTGGATTACCTGCAATTGGCTTTCCAGCGATATTTAAACTAGTATTAAGTAATATTGGTAGGTTTGTTAGATACCTAAATCTTTCCAAAAGTTTCTTAAAACTACTGTCTTCTGAAACAGTTTGAACACGACAGGTTCCGTCGACATGTGTAATTGAATCTAACTTGTCTTTTTTAACTCTTCCAACGTAGAGCATATATGGGTTATCTGGCATATCATAAAAATAATCTTCCATGTATTCTGCTAGTATGCTTGCACCGAAAGGTCTATATGTTTCTCTATTTTTAATTTTGTTTACTATTTCCTTACCATTAATAATTGCAGGGTTAAAAAGAATGCTTCTATTACCTAACGCCCTAGGACCAATTTCGCCATTACCTTGATACCATCCAACAGTCTTTCCGTTGGCTAATAATTCAGCGGCCTTTTGTATTGTGTCTAAATCTGGTTCTTCGACACCTACATCTAATTGGCAGTAAGGAAAGTTATTAAGTTTAAATTTAGGTAGATTATATTTTCTTCTTAGGTATTCAATACCTCCTATGCTCAAACCTTCATCAGCACAATGTGGGGGTATAATTAAATTAGGAAAATGTTCCTTTAATTTTGTATTCCATATTACATTTTGTGCAACGCCGCCCGAATAAAAAATTCTATCGTGTTTATTACAATGCTTTGTAAAAAAATTAACAAGAACCTCGCCGATATATTCGTGAACAGTTCTGATCCAGTTTATCCCAGTTAGATTACCTACCAAAGCATTTCCTTTATAGTTAACCCAGTGTTTCATATCAAATATTTCAAGTATGTCATAGATACCATAATTTGATAGTTTATTTTTAAATTCGCTATCACATACGCCGTAGGATTGTAGGCCCATTAGTTTACCAGCGATGTCTATGGCATGTTCGGCTTTAATGCTAAACATGTCTCCGACATGTGCCATTTCAGTTCCGATAGATCCATGATATTCATGTGAACCTTCCTCAATTAAGTTGTCTTTCTTGAAAACGGTCCATGCTTTATCGTAATCGCCAAACCCATCAATAACGATACTAACGTCCGGCTCACTATCTGTTATAGGCCAATAACTTAATGCATGTGCATAGTGATGATTAATACGAGTGACTTTTGTCTTTGCTTTGAATTTACCATAATTTTCTATGGCAGGAAAAAAGTTTTCCTTTTGTTTTTCAAGTCCATGATGCCACGGATCAAATATTATAGAAATTTCTTCTAGATTGTTGCTCCTAATACCCCAGACACTGTAGATTTCATCTTCCCATGAATCCAGTTCAAGAGCATGATGTTTGGCTTGATGTTTTCTTTCTGACTTATAATACTGTAAATCTTTTCCGTTAAAATAACAAAAATTAGCATCATGCTCTGAAATTCTCAGTGAAAGTAGTTTCATATCCTATTACCACCATCCTGCTGCTATTCCAAAACCAAATACATTTACAATACTAAAATAAAATGTTAACAACATTACCCAGGCAGCACCTCTTCTATATGCTGCATAACATTGGGTTATGCTACCTATAAAAAAATTAGGATAGACTATTAGCATGTTAGGATCTCTTGCATTAAATGCAAGAGTAAGGCTTGCTGTTACTGTAAATATAAAACTTACAAGTTCAAATGCAAACGCAATCTTGTCGCTACGATAACTATTGATCCAAAAGGCTTTTACTTGTTCCAAACTACTCGTCGTCCGCTCTTGGTCCGCTAACATCATCAGGTAAGTTTTTTGTAATACCCAAGATACCTTCAATCTCTGTCCATTCTTCTTCGTGTTTGGCCCAATCGCCTTTGTGTGCAATTTTAATTGCTTTGTTAATAGTGCTTGGTTTAATTTGAAGTTCTTCTGCTACTGCTTTTACAGTGTCCTTAAGACCCTCGTTTAAATCTTCAACTTCTCGCAATACGTTTGAACCTTCCTTGATTAGACGTTCTAGTTTTGCTTTTTCTTCTGGACCATAATGTGATCTTGCTGTCATTTTTTTCTCCTAAATGTTTCGTTTATTATATAGCATGTGTGCTAATGAGTCAAGATATTTTAATAATATATTTTCCAATTCATTAATTTTGCTATTCCTAATACTATTTCTTTTTCCTTTTCAAAATCGTGTTCTCCTTTATTTCTTTTTTCATAGAATGTAGGAGTCGCTTTCCAATCAAACCCAAATATGTTAACACTCCTATGATTAAACTTTTGCAATAGATATAGTATCTGTAAGCCTGTCGAAGGCTCACTACCAATTCTGCTTGTTAGCAAATATGAGTATTCCAATGGATATGAATAAAATCTACATTCAAATTTTGCTTTTTTTATTTTTACAGCATTAACATGAGTCTTGGGAGTAAAAATTAATGAATGAAATTTTGGTTGTTCTTCATTATATTTTAAAAGGGTGTTAACTTCACTTGTGGCCAAAAAATCCCATCTGTTTCCTTGACCGGTTGGTTCTATAATTTCTGTCCTGTTAAATCTAATAGTTGGGTGTTTATCAATGTCACTACCATGTGTAGATTGTAATAGGCTGGTAGCATTGCCTACCACGTTTATTGTTTTAGGTAATACTTCTTTCAGATTATTTAATAGTTGCGACATACAGATATTTAAGTCACAAAAAAAGCCGGCAGTTGAATACCGGCTTTTTCAATTTATAAATGCTTTTTATTTTCCGCAGTCTGGACCACAGTTGCAGTCTGGACCACAGTTGCCCTTACATGCACAGTCTGGACCGCAATTGCAATCCTTGCCTTCGTTTAAGCCTTTTTCAACAACGTCATACATTTCAAAACGTCCGCCGTTTCTTTCATATAGCATTGCAGCAAAAATTTCCTGCTTGTTTGTTTCTTCCACTTTTGAAACAGCAACTCTGTTTGCCCAGTTCCACAGAACATCGTCCATAGGATCAATTGCCTGCTGTCCGCCACTTTCACGAACCAATTTCATCATTTCAACAAATGACATCTTAGGTTCAACGGATTCCTTAACAGTTTCTTTTTTCTTTTTAGTTTCTTTGGCTTCGTCCATTTCTTTATCATCAGACTTCTTGCCCTTTACCATATTCTTAAATTTTTCCTGTGCTTTCTTCTGTGCTGCTGATTTCTTAGCCTCAACTATTTCGCCATCCATGTCTTTAAACGTAACGGATTCGTTTTTCTTCTTGTATTCTTCCATACAAGACTCGCACATTTCTTTTAGTTTCTTTTGATCGCAGTCTGGATGTGCTTCACACATTTCCTTAACACTCATACCTTTGCTGCACATCATTAAGATGCTTTTCTTGCTAGGTAGTTTTGCTTTCTTTTCTGCTTTGATAATTTGTTCTGCTTCTTTTACAGATTCTTTCTTTTTCTTAGCATCTTTAGCAGCCTTCTTCATAGGCTCTTTCTTGTCGCCATCTTTATCCATATCAAGAAAGTCTGGTTTTGCTGCTTCTTTTACTTTTGAATCTTTTTTCGCCTCGGTAACTACTTCTTTAGCACCCAGCGAGATTCCTGTTGATTCCGCCAGTGTTGAGTAATGCTCTAGATCTTGACCTGGCGTAGTCGGATCTAATTCGCGCATCTTTTTAATTATATTTCTAAAGTCCATCGTAGTTTCCTTTGTATAGTAAGTATTTATCTTCTTACCGGGTTCTCTCCAAATATGCTGTTCTTCATATCCAGCGCATTTTTGGCAGTTCCTTGTGCTGTTTTAGGCTGTTTTACCTTGGGTTGTGTCGGCGCTTTTGTGCCTGACTTTCCACCCCAAGGATCGCCAGTATAGCTCTTCTTGCCACGTGCTTTTCCTGGGCTTAAATGCGGTGCTTCAACACTCGCTATATTACCCGAACTAGTAGCACCTGCTGTGGCACTTTCTTCCATACCCGCTAGACGTTTAATCCTGTCTAATGCTTTTCCTGGCAAATCAAAAATGTTGGAATCTTTTCTTATGTGATCTGCAAGCTCTTTAATTCTAGCACCTTTTACACCGCCGTATTCAACACCTTTTCTATGTATTTCATCAGCAAAGTCTTCCATGTTGCCACGACCTCTAAGAAGTTCAGCAACTTGATCTTTACTAGCGTTGCCTCTAATATATTGTTTGAATGTGTGTGCAAACTCTCTATTTTTAGACATATCGTCTAAGGATTCTTCATCGATATCCATCATTTCATTGGCATCCTTGTCCAATGCTGCTTTACGCTTCATTATTTCTTTTTTAAGTTCAGGATCCTTTGATGTGTTTGGATCTGCTTGTAGATCCTGTAGTGCTTTCTTTTTTGCTTCTAGATCTTCCTTATCGCGTGTTGGTGTGTATTGGCTTTCGTCCTTTACATCATCATGAAAAGGACTATACTTTTTGTATAGTTCTCTGTCTGGATCTACCTTATCACCTAGGCGTCTAATCTCTGCTGCTTGTGCAGAACCTCTTTTCCATACTGAGTGATCGTCCGAATAATCATACGTCCAATCGTGGCTCTTAAGCATTTTAATGTATTCTTCCATTTCTGGGCTATCTGAATACTTGATCTTGTTGGCTAGTTTTTCTTTATCCTTAGCATCAGCAGCAGCCTTTTTCTTGGCTTTA